ATCCTCCATTCTTCGGTACAAAATTTACAGTCGTGAGTTGTTTAGGAGTTTTTGAGAGGGCGGGAAGTTTCCCGCCTTTTCCCAGAGACGTTTGTGCGGTCCAGTGGGTCCTCCGCTCTATAAGATGTGTATGTTAGTAGATCTTCTGTCGAATTCATTCTACTTATTGGCTGTTGCGGCGTGCGCTTCTTTTTTTGTTAGACTATCGAACCAGACTGCGTCTGCTTCCCTAGAGTGATGCCAGCAGGAGCGGATAGAGAAACGGCGAGTGATAGCTTCCAGGAGTACGCTATCATCATCAAAGATCTCATCGGGATGGTAATTTGAGGTGATTATGAATTTTCGATGGTTCAGAGCGACAGTAGCGCCTTTAATTTCACCAGTACATTCATATTTATCTGCCCAGAGCTTCAGATAGTGGCCGAGACATTTACCACCCTTATCGAAGTCATCGATTAGGACATATTCTTCATTAGCATAGCCATCCCACCATTTGTTCTGAGCCTTCAAATAGGGGGAGACGGTCCGAGCAAGATGGGATTTACCACACCCTGGCGGGCCATGGAGCCAGATCCCACGTACATCGTCGGTTTCCCGGGATTCGGAGAGAAGAGATTTAAGAGCGGAGAGGCCTTTATGATACTTGATAACGACGGTTGGGTGTTCTTCCGCGACTCGTTTAAGTGACTCCCCAGCGGTTATCATCACTGCAGCGTCTTCAAGATCGGTCCTTTTTCCTTGAGAAGGGACGGAGCCAAGTTCTTCGAAATTTCCATCCTTCTTGCAATAATCAGCAGCTTGCTTTGACGTTCCTTTAGCAACCTCCCAATGCGCTCGCGCATTGATCTTCTTCATTGCGGAGAGGCGTTTATTGGACTTGAAAGTCAAAAAGCCTTGAATATGCGGTGTGCCGTTTGTACCAACTTCCTTACCTAACACATGGTATGTGGTAGGAACCGCCTTCATGGTAACGACATCATCCTCAGAGTAGTTGTTAAGAGTGTAACACCAGCGTTTAGAAATCATCGTTTGTTATTTTGTGACGAAGTGGAGGGTAATACTG